GGAGCAAATCTCATGATCGACATTGCTTTCAGCATTGCAGCAATCGGAAACGTATAAGGTATTCTTTTCCATTTTCATTCTCTCTTTTCTTTCTTGTTCTCTTTTCTCTTATATCGACATTATACAGCAGATTCTGAAACATTCAAGCAAAATCCGGAAAGAATATTGTCAAGAGATTTTGACAAAACTTTTCATCATTTTCTATACGATTGGCATACCATTTGCTCTATGCAATTATCGTGCCAAACTTTTTTGGCATGAAATTTGCTGTGTGTTAAGATAGGTAAGATAGGCCCAAAAACGTGTCGTAAGTCGTTGCAGCATAAGCACTTACGACAAGCCGGCCGCCGCGAATTTGACATAAGTCCTTTATCCATAAGGGTTTACGTCAAGCCGGCTAGTATACAAGCGTATACCCTACAGTGTAGAGTATATTTCCCCTAGAATAGAAAACAGCTTATACGCTAGAAAAGTCAGTAGTATACAGGCGATCAGGTCTACAATTATCATCTCAACCTCTACTATACAAATGTTTAGAGAATCGTACCATCACCACGAATGCGATACATGATACCGCCAACACTATACAAACTTATACCCTCACCCATATGCTGAACAAATGTAGCAGAATATCCATGATGAGCAACTAGGCGGCGGATGGTGTTTTGAACTTGGATGGTCATTTTTTGTTTCCTTGTTTCTGTATTGTATACATCGTCTTTTTATGTGTCAAGCGGTAGCCAAATAATTGCAAGAAACACACTTGTCGAGATACATTGAACGATATCCAACATTCTCGATTTTCAACGTGAACAGGAGGCGATATCCTTCCATATACTTGACGCTCACGATTTCCCCAACAAACTTTTCACCCGTAGCATATTCGACCGAGACGTTGTATCCGATTTCCATTTTCATTTCCTTTTCTTTATCGTTCGTTTCTTGTTTCTGTATTATACTGATCGGCTTTTTTGTTGTCAATACCTTAGAAAATATTTTTACCGATAGATTCCATCGTTGATAACGTATCCGTCGTTATCCACTTCGATGAACTCTCCCTCATCACCCATCGGAAAGAAATATTCGATCATGTTTCGATTATTCTTCGCTTCGTCAAGCAGTTCTCCACCGATTGCATATTCGGTACCAACCAGAGTATCCAGTTCAATCGAATTGTTGTAGAGCACTTCGTTCAGTTCTTCCCGATTCATGATCATTTTCGTATTCTTCATTTTCTTATCCTTTTCTTTGTTGTTCTTTTCTCTTGTGCTTTCATTATACAGTATTTATCGACCACTTCAATAGGAAAAATAAAAAATTCCAAAATATAATTTCATGCCAAATAACTTTTTTCTTTTTGGCATACCACTTGCGTTAAAACTTGACGTAAACCATTGGCAGATAAGCACTTAGGACGAATTTTCGGGATAGAGATCGTCATAAGTCCTTTGTTTATATACCTTTATGGTCGAGGGGGTTTTTTCGTTTTCTTTGGGTAGCAGCAGAAATCTCCTAAAAAGGCCGGGTGGTCCAAAAATAGTAGGCACCCTCATATATAATTGGCCAGTTTATTGACCATAATCCCCCACCTTAAAATAAAAAAGCCCCCAGCATTTCTACCAGAGGCTTTCTTAATCAAGAATACCAGAAACAGTCTAGTAAGTATATAACCGGTTCATTGGACCATAGCCCCAATGCTTCCAACAAGGACTCCTTCTTTCAACCACTACTGGCTGACTATAGTAATAAACTGGTGCCATTACATTCTGCATCACCGTTATCGGTTGATAAACTACCACCGGAGCTGGCTGAACTACCACTGGTTGAAGAACCGTTACAGGATACTGAACTGTTGAGTATACATATCCATAAGGATAAGAATACTGATAAGGCCCCCAACCATAATCCTGAGAATATCCAGTTCCCCCTAAAACTCCCACAATTAACATTGCCCACAATAAACTTCTCATAATCTTCTCCTTTAGTTAAGTATAAAAAAAGAGGCCCAGCAATCTGCCGAGCCCCCATTTTATCACTTTTGATGATGAATTCAACCCGTAGCAGTACTATCGACCGATTCTGATGTTGTCACCACACGATTTTTACTAGGACGACCTCTTGGCTTCTTTAGTGCCAGCTTGCGTCTCTGACGACGAACCATTGCTGTTGTAATATTTTGACCAGTCATTTGACTCAATTTGACCCCCAAAACCTCATCACACAACAACGTATGATTATTCTGAATAAACTCTGTTTCACTAGATGACCACTTTTTATATGTTGCCATTTTTTACTTTCCTGAATAAAGTTGACTAAAAGTGTAAGAACTCTATTATAGTAGTAGTTGACAAGTTTAGCGCAAGGAGAGAATATGACTAATCCTGAATTTAATATTGTCGATTCCATATTGACCGTTAAAGCATCCGGAACAGACCTCAATATCGACCAAGATCTATCACTTCCTCAAGGAAAGAGTATAGCTCAGTTATTATATGACCAAGAAAACCACCCAGCCAAAGAAGACCCCCAAGAATAAAACTCTTCCTGATCAATTGCCAAACGGTGTTACTGAAAAAGAATTCCTCTTAGTATTAGATAATATCAGCAAAAGATTAGGCCACAAATTTAAATTCGGCTATCACAGCTTTGATGATATGAAGCAACAAGCTGCTATATTTGCTTTGGAAGGTCTACAAAAATATGATAATAAAAGACCTCTTGAAAACTTCCTATGGACCCACGTTAGAAATCGCCTCTTCAATTATAAAAGAGATAACTATCAAAGACCCGACAAACCCTGTTTAAGCTGCCCCCTATATGATGCTCACTGTAAAAAATCCACCAGTGGTTGTTTAGAATATAGTAATAAGACCGACTGTGAATTATATCAAACATGGGATGCCAGAAACTCATCCAAAAAGAACATTATGAAACCCATAGGAATGGATGATGTTCAAGATGCTTCCCACAACCACCATAAAACCACAGATGTTCCCAATACTGTTTTTAACAAACAAATAATTGACCTATTAGACAAGCACATTCCTGCACAATATCGTGAGACCTATCTTAGACTCAAATATGGAGAGAAGATATACAAAAACGATATGACCAAATTACTTTCCATTATTCAAGATGTCTTAAGAGAACATGGCTATGAATACTAAAGGCCCCAAGAAGCGTGGACAACTAGGACTTGATGAAGAGAAATATATAAGAGATAATATCTCCTCATTATCCATTGAGACCATTGCTGAAAATTTAAATCGGTCAACCGCCCCAGTTCAAAGATACATTGATGAGGCCCGATTAAATCAAGATCCCGAAGAAGCCACTGATGATCGTATTTTACGTCAGAAACTTCATGGCAAAAACTTCTGGACAGAAATTAAAAGACAATTTGATGAAGATAGTGGAGAACTAGAATACTTTGAAAGTTCGTGGATTAATCTAATTCGTCAATTTAGAGAAGACGTTCTACCCGCTGAAGAACTTCAACTCAAGCAATTTATCACTATCGACATTCTTATTAATAGAAGTATGAAAGAACGTAAACGCCACATTAGCGAAACTGAAAAACTCCAAAAGCAAGTTGATAAAGAATATGATAAGTCAGAGACCGAAAGAGACATTCCCAAATTGGTCAATATGGAAACCCAGTTAAGTTTTGCTCGTAACAGTATTGCCAACTACACAAATGAATATACTAAGCTGCTCAACGAACAACAAAAAATTAGCAAGGATCTTAAAGCTACAAGAGAGCAAAGAATCAAAAGAATCGAAGACGGCAAAAGCTCTTGGGTGGGTTTGATCCGAATGTTAGAAGATGAAGAAATTAGAGAGCGCGAGGGTCGTGAGATGGAAATTATTAGCATGGCAACTGATAAGGTAATGCTCACATTAGAAGGTTATCATCAATATGCCGATGGGGGAATTGATAGTCCATTTTTAACAGCAGAAAGTGTAACAGAAAAAGAGGAAAAAGAATGAAAACAGCATTAGTTACCGGAATTACTGGACAGGACGGATCTTACTTAGCAGAACTCCTATTAGAGAAAAACTATAAGGTGGTGGGTCTTCATCGAAGATCTAGTACTAATAACTTTGAACGCATACGTTCCATAGTGGGTAATGTTAATTTCCTATTAGAAGAATTCGATCTAACAGATCCTTCGGGGTGCAATAGGATCGTAGATCAATACCAACCACAAGAGTTTTACAATCTGGGCGCTCAAAGTCATGTTGGAACTAGCTTTAAACAACCTACCACAACCTTTGAAATTAATACGGTGGGAGTAGTTAATATATTAGAGAGTATTCGTAACTTATCTCCCAAGACAAAATTTTATCAGGCTAGTACTAGTGAAATGTTTGGGAGAAATTATAGTGAGGGGCCAGATGGTAGCAAATATCAAAATGAAACTACATTGATGCTTCCTCAAAGTCCATATGGAGTAGCAAAGTTGGCTAGTTATCATATGGTGGAAATATATCGGTCCTCCTATGGATTATTCGGCTGTTCTGGCATTTTATTTAATCATGAGAGTCCCAGACGTGGGGAGAATTTTTTAACTCGTAAGGTGACTAAGTATATAGGGCAATTAGTAAAAGGATTAACTAAGGAAAAATTGAAGCTGGGTAATCTAGATGCTCAAAGAGACTGGGGTCATGCTAAAGATTATGTAAGAGCAATGTATCTTATGTTACAGCAGGATTCTCCAGAGGATTTTGTAATTGCCACAGGAAAAACTCGATCTGTACATGAATTTGTGGAAACAGCCTTTAAACTAATAAATGCTAATTACCAAGATCATGTGGAAATTGATAGCGACTTATTCCGACCGGCCGAAGTACAATTTCTTAAGGGTGATGCTACTAAAGCAGAGACTAAGCTTAACTGGAAGCCTGAGATTTCGTTTGAAGATTTAATTATGGATATGATTAATCACGATGTTATGATGAAATAAATAATGTTTAGAAATTATAAAGACCCTAAATATAAACAGTGGAGATTATCAGTATATAAAAGAGATAAGAACCATTGTCGTTGGCCAGGGTGTAATTTAAAACGAAAACTTAATGCTCATCACATAATGACTTGGGCCAAATTTCCTGGTTTAAGGTTTGAGGTTAGTAATGGAATAACATTGTGTAAATATCATCATGACCTTATTAAAGGTATGGAAGATATCTATGCTCCTACATTTTTAAAGATTCTTGCCAATGACAGACTACAATAATTTTGAAATCATCATAGATACTAGAGAACAACAACCCTGGGTCTTTGATCATCATTCAGTATCCTCAGAAAAGCTTGATACAGGAGATTATTCTGTAAGGGGGCTTGAAGAGATATTATGTATTGAGAGAAAAAAGAGTGTTAGCGAAATAGCCAACAATATCACAGAAAAACGATTCAAGGATGTTGTTGACCGCATGAAGCAATATAAATATTCATTTTTATTATTTGAATTTGATTTAGAAGATATTCTTATCTATCCAGTAGGTTCAACTGTTCCAAAGAAAATGTGGGATAAAATTAAAATCTCTCCCAACTTTATAATAAAGCACCTAGTAGAACTACAAGTGTTTTTTAATATAAAGGTTCTTTTTTGCGGCTGTCCATCCAATGCCGAAAGAATGGCTTTATCCATCATGAAAAAGGTATACGAAATTGAAGGACCACCAAAACCAAAAGAAAATATTTGAAGATGCTTGGTTGAATCTTGGAGATGTCTCCGAGCTTATTCTTCCAAATAATCCAATGATACACAGAATCAAGAAGGATATAGAAAATCCTGACTTGCATCTTCTTAGACTTTTAAGAAATCCCAAATATCTAGGATCAACATGCAAATTGCTTTTTAATATAGAACTTCATCCTATTCAGATTGCTATTCTTCAAGAATTTTGGAATCGACCTTTCCCTATGTATATAGCTTCTCGTGGTTGGGGTAAGTCATTCCTTCTTGCTTTGTATTCGGTTTTACGATGTATGTTTTATCCTGGAACCAAGATTGTTATTGTTGGTGCTGCATTTAGACAGAGTAAAATTATCTTTGAATACATGGAAACAATATGGAGAGGTAGTCCAATTCTCAGAAGTATTTTCAATGGTAATGATGATGGTCCAAGAAGAGACGTTGATCGATGTACTATTCGTTTGGGTGATAGCTGGACTATCGCGGTACCAATGGGTGACGGTAGTAAGATTAGAGGTTTAAGAGCACATATCATTATAGCGGACGAATTTGCATCCATTAGTCCTGATATTTATGAGACGGTAGTATCAGGGTTCGCTGCCGTATCTGCTAGTCCTATTCAGAACGTTAAAGAACATGCTAAAAAAGCAGCAATGAGTGAGGCTGGATTATGGAATGAAGAATTAGAAGCACTAGATACCAAGATGGGAAATCAAGCTATCATATCAGGTACGGCAGATTATTCCTTTAAGCATTTTGCTAGTTACTGGAGAAGATATAAAGCTATCATCGAAAGCAAAGGAGACGTAAGAAAACTTGAGGATCTTTTCAAAGGGGAGGTTCCTAGTAATTTCAATTGGAAAGATTATTCAATCATTCGTATCCCATATGAATTAATTCCTAAAGGCTTCATGGATGATAAACAGGTTAGTAGAGCCAGAGCTACTATTCATACTGGTATTTATAATATGGAATATGCTGCATGTTTTACAGCAGATAGTGATGGATTCTTTAAGAGAAGCTTAATTGAAAATTGCGTTGTTAATGATTCCAATCCCATTGTTATAAATAGTAAGCCTATTATATTTGATCCTATTGTTACTGGTAATACCTCTCTTCAATATGTTTATGGTATAGATCCAGCATCCGAACAAGATAATTTTAGTATTGTTGTACTAGAACTACATCCTGATCATAACAGGATCGTATATGTATGGACTACTAATAGAAGTAATTTTAAAGAAAGACAAAAAACAGGATTAGTAAAAGAGTATGACTTTTATGGATTCTGTGCTAGAAAAATTCGTAATCTTATGAAAACATTTCCTTGTGCTAGAATCGGTATGGATGCACAAGGTGGAGGTGTGGCAATTGAAGAAGCTTTACATGATCCTAGTAAACTAGAAGATGGAGAACATCTTATCTGGCCAGCTATAGATTACAATAAAGTCAGAGACACAGATGACCAGGCTGGTTTACATATGCTAGAATTAGTTCAGTTTGCTAAGGCTGATTGGACAGCTCAGGCTAATCACGGACTAAGAAAAGACTTAGAAGATAAAGTATTATTGTTTCCTAGATTTGATTCTTTAACACTAGGTTTAGCTTTAGATAAAGAAGGAAAAGATATTTTAGGTTCCGACCTAAATCCAATCTATGATAGCCTTAGTGAATGCATATTAGAAATTGAAGACCTAAAGAGCGAATTGACGACTATTGTAATGACACAAACTAGTACAGGTTCTGGTGGACGAGACAGATGGGATACTCCCGAAGTCAAATTACCCAATGGTAAAAGAGGTCGATTAAGAAAAGACCGATATAGCGCCTTGGTTATTGCCAACATGCTTGCTAGACAAATGAACAGAACTTTACAGTCTGTTAAGTATGAAGTTATAGGTGGAAATGCTAAAGATGTTGTTGGTCAACAAGGTAATATGTACAAAGGACCAGACTGGTTTACATCCTCGGCAAATGATGACGATATTTATACAGGTATTTATAGATAACAGTGTATAAAAACAGTAATCGAATTGCAATTACATTACAATAGTATTAAAAAATATGGCCAAAAAATATCCAAAAAGTGATGCTATCAATGATTCCCAAACTACTGGTGAACAAGCATATGTTGCTTGGGGAGATGATTTAGCCAGCAAACAAGAGGCTCTTAAGCAATCCTCAGAATCTATGTCAGAATATACTCTAGTCCAAAAGGCTAGTGGTATGAGACGCTATGGCTTAGATTATTCTAATCTAGATAGAAATACTTCTGGCCGACCAGGATTAACACGATCTGATTATGACTACTTTCGTCCAGACGAAGCAGTACCTCGTGAAATCAAAATGATTATCAGACGAGCAGAAGATATTTATCAAAGAGTTGGTTTAGTAAAAAATGTTATTGATCTCATGGGTGACTTTGCTAGTCAAGGTATCAGACTAGTTCATAAAAATAAAAGAATAGAAAGATTCTATAGACAATGGTTTAAGAAGATTCGAGGAAAAGATCGTAGCGAAAGATTTTTAAACAATCTATATAAGAGTGGTAACGTTGTTGTCAATAGACAAACTGGCAAACTAAGTCTTAAGGTTGCAGATAAACTATATAACTCTATTGCTTCTCCAGACTTGCAAGTACAAGATTTATCCGAAGCTCAAGTAGAGAAAAGAGAAATTCCTTGGGTCTATACTTTCATTGATCCTTTCTTGGTGGACATTGCAGCTGGAGCATTATCTTCATTTACATCTAGCAAAGCTTATGAGCTACAACTTCCACCAGAACTAAGAAAATTAATTAACAACCCAAAGACTGACGCAGAGAAACAAGTTGTTGCAGGACTTCCTCCTCAGATTATAGCAGCAGCTAAAAGTAGATTACCTTATCCACTAGATACTAATAAAACTCTTGTATTTCATTACAAGAAAGATGATTGGCAGTCTTGGGCTTTTCCAATGGTTTATGCCATTATGGACGATATTAATGTTATTGAAAAACTAAAACTAGCAGATATGGCTGCTCTTGATGGTGCTATTTCTAATATTCGTATTTTTAAACTAGGCAGTTTAGAGCACAAGATTGCTCCTACTAAAGCAGCAACAGCTAAACTAGCACAAATTCTAGGGAATAATGTTGGTGGTGGTACAATGGATCTTGTTTGGGGACCAGACATTGAACTACTAGAATCTAAAACAGCAGTACATCAATTCTTAGGTGAAGGCAAATACATTCCTCACATGAATAGCGTATATGCTGGTCTTGGTATTCCTCCAACTCTTACTGGAACCTTTGGAGCGGCTGGAACTACTAATAATTTTATTTCACTAAAGACACTAACACAAAGACTACAATACGGCAGAGATGTATTAATAGATTTCTGGGAACAAGAAATTGCTCTAGTACAAAAAGCTATGGGATTCAGATATCCAGCTAGAATAGAATTTGATAGAATGGATCTTAGTAATGAAGATAGTGAGAAATCTTTATTAGTACAACTAGCAGATAGAAATCTTGTTTCAGATGAGCTTATTCAAACCAGATTTGGTCTTGATCCAGATATGGAAAAATCCAGACTCAATAAAGAATCTAGAGATAGAGATGGAAATAGAATGGTTAAAAAAGCTGGTCCTTGGTTCGATCCACAAGTGGAAAATGCTCTCAAGAAAATTGCATTACAAGGTGGTTCAGTAGCTCCTAGTCAGGTTGGACTTGAACTTGATAAGAAAAAGAGTGGCGAAAAAACTGCACTTGAAATGAAACAACCCCCTGCGTCTGCACCCTCAACGAAGTTGGCAAAAGATTCTCCTGAATCTTTGCCAGGATCGCCCGGCCAAGGTAGACCTAAAAATTCTAAAGATACTGAACAGAGGAAGACCAAAGTTTTCAAACCCCAGACCGGTGCTAAACTTTTACTATGGGCTTCTGAAGCACAAGATAAGATTAGTCAAATTATCAACCCCATACTGCTAGAGTTTTATAACAAAAAAAATTTAAGAAGTTTATCCAGCGAAGAGACAAGAGAGATCGACCTTATCAAAACTAAAATCCTATTTACCCTAGACCCACTCTCCACAATCGCCTCAGATAAAATTATTGATATACTGGGTAATCTTAGTCAGTTTGATAAAAATGAAACAATAATAGCTTATAGTGTATGGCTTAAAGAACTTAAGGCCGATTTAAATAAAGATCTATCTGTTGATGAACACAAACAGGCCAAAGCTTCGTTTTATTCTATGGTGTATTCTTCTATAGAAAAAGAGGTATAAATAATGCAAATATTTACAGCAGAACGTGAAGATGGCTTAGAGGCTAAAATATCCGCATCTGCATCAATTTCTTATGCTTCCGTAGCAGAGCCATGTCACCCAAATAAATCTCAAATCAGAAAATTTAAGAGTTTAGCATCAGTTGAGGATTCTGATTTATATTACGTTCAGTCTATTCTAGTTACTTCTTCATGGAATAAGAATGATGATATTTTTGATAAAGATGAAATATGGATGGCCAGAAATACTCCAGAAGATAAACCTACCAATCTGGAGCATGATGAGAATTTAATTATTGGTCATATCACTAGTAATTGGCCAATCACCGAAGATGGTATTCTTATTTCCGAAGATACTCCTACAGAAAACCTCCCAGAAAAGTATCATATTTTAACTGGATCAGTAATCTATAGAGCTTTTACTAGTCCAGAATTAAAAGAAAGATCAGATAAGCTTATTGCAGAAATAGAGTCTGGTAGTATGTTTGTCAGTATGGAGTGTTTCTTTAAGGGTTTTGATTATGGTCTACTAGATAAGTCTACTGGAACATATAAAACTTTAGCTCGTAACGAGAACACTGCATATTTAACAAAATACTTAAGAGCTTATGGTGGATTAGGAGAGCATGATAATTATAAGATAGGCAGAGTACTAAGAAATATCACATTTTCTGGCAAAGGCTATGTTGAAAAACCAGCTAATCCAGAGAGTATTATTTTTAACAAAAACATAATTGATGACTTGTTTACTAAAAAAAGTAACGATTTATCAATAGCAGGTGTATCTAACAATCAGTTAACCTCTAAAGTGGAGAATAATATTATGAGTTCAGACAATAAAGTAGCAGAAACAACCGAAAAGGTCGAAACAGTAACAGAAGCTGTTGTCGCCACAGAGTCTGCTCCAAAGGCCACAGTAGAAGCTTCAACAGAAAATACAACAACAGAACCCGAAACATCTAGCGCAACAGACGAGCTAATTGCTTCTCTTACAGCTGAAGTCGAAGCCCTCAAGGCTATGAACGAAGCTATGGCTAAGAAGATGAAAGAAAAAGCAGAAGAAGACGAAGAGACAGAAGCAGCCAAGAAGCTCAAGGTCAAAGAAGATGAAGACGCTAAAGATGAAGAAAATAAAAATCTTAAGGCAGCTTTAGAAGCAGCTAATGAAGTTATTGCTGGCTATAAGATGAAAGAAGAAGAGATGGCCAAGAAAGAAAAGAAGATGAAGAGAAAGGCCTCTCTACTTGATTGTGGTTTTGATGCTGAATCAGCAGAAGCTACAGTTGAAAAATTTGATAATCTTAATGACGATGCTTTTGAAGCCATGACTAGTTTATTTGCTGGCAAAATGCCACCATGGTTGGAAAAGATTAAAAAAGATGATAAAACTTCAAAAGACAAAAAAGAAGATGAAGACACTGATACCAAGGAAAAGAAGAAAGCTTCCGAAGATACAGTAGACGCATCTGCTCTTGACACAGTTGAAGTTGAAGAGACTGTAAATCTCAGTGTTAGTAGTGAAACATCATCAGTTGACACCACTCGTGCTGAATTAATTGAATTTGTTTGTGCTAGACTAGGTAAAAAACTTAACAAGGGAGAATAACATGGCTCTTAAACCAGATCGTATCGAACTCTTAACAGATATTTCTTTTTTCTCTAACGCAGTTAGTGAAAGAGGCGGCGTAGTTTCTGCTGTAACAAGTGGTTCCGGCGTTGCTATGGATGATGCTAACGCTGTTGCTGCTTATGTCGCTACAGTAAGTGGTGCCAAGCCTCTCGGTATCCTACTCAATGACGTTGTGAATCTTGATCTAACAAGACAGCACATCAACTGGCACAAAGATGAAGTACAATTGGGCGGCAAGGTCTCCCTACTTCGTCAAGGTCAAGTAACAACTAACATGTTAGTTGCTGCTATTACTCCTGCTGCTGGTGTCGATGCCTATGTTGGTGCTAGTGGCCTCATTGGCACATCAAGTACTAATAGTGTGAAAATTGGCACCTTCTTGGGGTCAAAAGATTCTGATG